ATCTTGAACGTGATGTCCTGACGGATAGCATACCGAGCGTAGTCGAAGTTGCCAGCCAGCAGCAGAGCAGCAGTCGGGTCCCACGCACCGTTGTTCGGGAACACGATGGGCTGACCTTCCAGATCATACAGCATCCGATTGGTCGGAGAGTTGCTGTAGGACGCACGGAAGATCGGCTGACCGTTGTTGTCCAGAGCACCGCGCAGCTTGGCACGGAGAATCTGAGCACCAACGAAGCCGGTGGAGCCGACGCCGGTTTCCTCGACCTTAGCCAGAACACCGTCCTCACCAAGAACCTTGGTGTACAGATCGGGACCAGTGTATCCGGGATACAGGCTCACGACATTGCCAGCAGCAATGGCAGCGGAAACGATGCCTTCAGGCCAAGTATCGGGCTTGCCAATGCCGAAGAAGGCGGCAGCGTCGATGGCCTTTGCGAAGGCTTCAACGATACGAGGACGGGCCTCACCCCAGATGTCGTAGTTGGAATCATCCAGCACGGCCTCGGGAATCGGGATGATAACGGCCAGTTCCTCAGCAGTGATGTAGACGTTATCCCACGTCAGGTTGCTGGTGGGCTTCTTGCCGGTGTCGCCAGAAATGAAAGAAGCAGTCGCCAGACCAGTCATGACGGGAATCTTGGTCTGCTTGCTGGTCATCCGGGGCATCTGACGGGCCATAGACAGGAAGACAGATGCGGTGGGCAGAGCCTGAATGATTTCATCCGATACCTGCTGCGGAATCAGAGCTTCAGCATTACCACGAGTAATCATCTTTCAACATCTCCTTTTCATTGAAATTCATGGGAAATAGGCCCCTTATGTCACCGTAACCGCACTGAGAAGAAACTCGCTGTGCAGCTCGAAGAAGTGCAGCTTGGCAGGGGCCGACCGGAAATGGAGGGAACCGATCTGCACTTGTAGTGCGGCTATGTAACCAGCATTTCTGCCGGGAACATACGACCGATATATCATCGGCCCGCCGCGCGGCGAATCATTTCGTTCACCGAGTAGTTGGAACCGGGCTTATCCCCGTCAGGGTCTTGATGAGGGTCAACGCCACCGTTGGGGTCGCCTTCGCTCTCGAACAGATAGGCATCAGTCTTCTTCAGGCTGTCGAGCTGTTCGTTCAGGCCGAAGAACTGGCCGTCATTCTCGCTGATCTTCGTGAGGTCGATCATCTTCATGACGACATCGGGATTCTTGGCCTTCTTGTCACGAATGGCATCCTTGACCTTGAACTCAAGACGCTGCTGCTTCATTGCATTGTCTTTGGCTTGGATATCATTCTGAAGCTGAGTGATCTGGCTCTTCAGAGCTTCGGAGCCGTCAGCGACTGCCTGAAGCTGGGTGAGCTTGCCATTGAGTTCATCGATCTGGGTCTTGTATCCCTTGGATACGGTGCGTTCATCTTCGAGCTTCTGCTTCGGAACAAAGCTGCCATCAGCGGTGTTCACGAGCGTAATGCCCTTTGCTTCACTCATCTTCTCGCTGAACTGAGCAAAAAGCTCATCACCGAGGACGGGCTGCAAAAAATCGAAAGTATTCGGCATGGGTACATTCCTCCTGCTTAGAGTTTTTATGCAGGCTCTCACCTGCTTGGCAGTTCCGTGTTAGCCACACGGACAGGCAATATAAAAACATCATCCCAAATGAAATTGAGATGATGCTTCTATCTTGTTGCTTAAAGCGTGTTAAAGCCACCTGAGAGCTTCTTGTCAGGCGTTGATGATGGGAAAGTTGTCCTCCAACAGAGCCTCGTTGAGGCGGGTGAGGAACGTCGTGATTGCACCAGACACATCATCGACGTGTTCGCTGCAATACGTCGGGTTCAGCATTTCGAAGTTCACGCTGATGTTCCTGCGGTTGTACGTCGCGTTGGCGGCGAATACATCCTCATTGTTCTCGTTCTTCGAAATGATGCGGAAGGACTTGCTTTCGTCTTGCGGAGTCAAACTCATGGCAGTTACTCTCCCTTCGCTTTGTTGATGGCGGTCTTCAAAGCCTCGAACGCCTTGCTGATGTTCGGAGCCTTGTAGACAGACTGAACATGCTGCCTGAAGTTGACGGACTGGCACGTATGGAAATGAGCATCCGCAGACTCGACGTTGAAGAACAGATCATAAATCTTCTCAGCGTCATTGACGGAGATGATCACAGCGTCTTGAACATTACTGCCAGTCTCCACGGAATTGGCTTCAACCTTGACAGCTTCATTTTTCTTCGCAGTAGCCATAGGTCTTCACCTCCGTTGAATTGTCAAGGCCACTCGCCAAGCGGCTTTTCGACGCCTTCCTTGGGAGCGGTGCAGAAGTTCACGCCACGAGAGTTCCCAGCGAAAACCTCACGGGCGATGTCTTCAGCGAGGCCAGTCCAGTTGCCATTGAAGTCAGCCAGATTATCATCAAAAAACTGGACGACTTCCGGGACGAACTGGACATAGTTCCACTTGGTGCCGGTAACGTCAGGTCGGGACTGGACAGCTTTCACGATGGGATTGCCTTTGAAGACAGTCTCGTACAGCTCGACCAGATCGACATCAGAGCTGTTCTCTTCATCGTAGAGGACGATGCTGAGGCCGACATTTCCGAACATCTTGACGCCGGGAAGCAGGCGGTCCAGAGCGATGAACTTCTGATGATTCATCACTTCGATGTCGAAGGCATACATGCCCTCTTCATTCTCAACCTTGTAGACATCGCCGACGACGATCTCAGGGTCCTTTTCAAACAGAGCCTTGACCTTCTTCTGGAAGGCGTACCAAGGCGCTTCAATACCAAACTTGGACATATCGATTACCTCCTTTGTCCTTTGACTATCGTGTGAGTACGACTGGCCTGAGACGCTTTGCTTGCGGCGTGAGGTATTGTCTTCCACCTTCACGCCAGTATTTGCGCATAAGCATATCACCAGGCTCATCATAGTCCTTAATCAGTGTACGAATCTTCTGCTGATACATACGAACGCGAGCATAGGCTTCACGTTCGCTTTGAGGGTCTGTGGCAACAGCCATACGCCGTTTCCACTGACGTATCTTTCGTTCGTACATGCGTTGTGTCTGTCTTGACGAGTAAGCATTCGAGGGCGGTTCAACTTCTCTTGGGCGATTTCTGCCACCCTTTGTGATGCCTTCATAGTACGTCGAGATATGGTGCAGGCAGCGAGGATGAAAACATCCATCAGATTCGGCATCCGCGAGCGACGGGTACTCAGGGTTGTCTCCACTGACGGAAATGATTACGTCCTCCCATGAGACGCATAGCGGACATGCACCTGCGTGGCTTGAGATGATCGCCAGATCATAGCCATACTCTTGCATGGTATCAACGTACCCTTCGAGCGTGGCTCGTTCTATGGCAGTCAGGGTAGCCATCTCTGCGTATGTTGCCATATCCCATCCGCGACCGTTCTTGTCAACAAAGCCAGAGATGCCTCGATCGGCAAACTCTTGCAGTTCTTCCTTAACGGCCTGTCTATACGAAATTGTACCTGCGGCTACCTTGGCGGTAACACGCCCGATGATGTCAGCATAAGCATCGTTGCATCGACGCAATATGACACGATCAGCGGCGTTCAACTTCGTATCGAGTTCGGACAGGATTGCAGCCACTTTGGGCGAGCTTGAAGACAAGGCAGTAATCCCAAGTGCATCAGTGAACTGACGAGCTTCACCAACAAAGGCTTTCGAGCTTTCGTCCCATGCAGTCTTGATGAAATCCTCTGACATTGACTGTCTGCCAGACTTCAAATCTTCCATGACGGAGCGTAGCTCCTTGCTTACCTTTACTGCTTCCGAGTATTTACGCGACTCCCATTGTGTGCTGGACGTGTCTCTACCGAGATGTCCAGACATCTTGTGAAGCATTGTCACTTCTGCTTGCTCGTAGACTGCAAGCATTTCACCTGCAAGGTGCTCTAATCCTGAGACAGCAATAGGCATTATTCATTCACCTCGTCACCGCCTTTATTCTTTTCGCCAGTTTCATCGCTGGCTTCTTCATCATTGACAGGGTTTTCGAAATCACCGTTAAGCATATTCGGTTCTTCGAGCATGTACTCTTTCTTGATGAGGTCAACTTCCTCACCAACCTGCTGCTCAGACCAGTCAGGATGGAGAGTACGAACTTTCGTGATCACGGACACAGCCTGAGCACGAGTCATCATTTCGATGGTTCCAGCGATAGTCGAAGCGTCCGCACCCATCGAGTCAGCGAACGATACGGATACTTCATCCTTACCATCACTACCTGCATTGGGATTCTTGGCATAGTCCAGACGAACCATCGCCGTGAAGATGTGCTCAAGAGGCTGCTGCCAGTAGGTCAGCTTCTTGTTCTTCGTGACAGCAGACTTGCGTTCACGGATGTTCAGGGCAGTACCACTCGCCCCGCCCTCGACGTTGAGGCCGAACGACTGGGGGCTATATCCAGCGATCTGCAAGATGTTCAGGATGATGTCTGAGCATGTCTTCGCATGTTCAGAGGCTCGAATCTCAAACTGCGAAGCAGTGATGCCATTGCCGCCTGCCGTATCGGTATTGATGTCCATAGCGACATAGGTTTCAACATCCGCGTCAAACTCGAAGATGCCGCTGGACGCGAGCGAGGAATCCATATCATCCATGAACTGATTCTTCTTCTTCCGAAGGTACTCAGCCGGGACAATCAGCTTTGCCTTCGCAAGACGGATGTCGCGCATCCATGAACTGAAGGCTTCATCGAGAGAATCACACAGGTCACGCAAACTATCGAGATCGCTCCGTCCGTGCATAGCAGATCGGAACAGTCTATTCGGACGGATGTTCGCAATATGGACTGCCAGCATTTCATCAATGGGCGACTTGATCTTGCTTGAGTATCCAAGCTCTTGGAGCTTTGATTCGCTCATCTTCCTGCCGAGCATGTCATGCGTACCTTGGAATAAGGCCATCTGGATTTCGCCTCTGGTGTAGCATTCATACACTCGGACGTAGAAGTCTTTTTCTACATCAACGACGATCTCCGTGAAGAAATGGACGGCTCGCAGCT